TGAAAGCTGCTCCTTCTTTAATATCCCAATCGCCTTCCAGTAATTGTCTTCTTTGCTGTTCAGGAAGGGATAAAAGCATTGCTTCATAATCGCCTTGAGATGAGAGGTAAGGGTTATCTGTAAGTCTAGCAGGTATAAACCTACGTTTGAATAGGGCTTGTCCTGCTCTTTGATGTCCTGCTGGATACTTGAGTTCTTCTCCTGACTCAATGTCAGTGGCGTTAAATGAAACATTATACGGTGAAGGGTCAATAAACATTTTCTTTACCCAGTGGTGTCCACGCCCTCCGGGGTTTGTTGTAGCTCTCATATACACTGGCAGGTCAGGAGATGTGGATCGTAAACGTGATCTCATATAGTTCCAAGCGAATGGTGTTCCCCACTGTGTAAGTTCGTCAAAACCAATCCAGCTAAATGCTAGTCCTTGGTATCGTAGTACATCGTCATCTCTATCTAGGTAAGACATCCATAGTCTTGCCCCTGATGGAGCAACCCACTGCATCTTTCGTTCTGACCACTTGATACCCTTCCATATTTTAGGGTAGAGTTCTTGACTTTTAAATATAAGTTCTCGTAACTCTTCTGTGGTGTGACGCAGTAGTAAGCCACTGAAAGAAGGATGCCCCATGTAACGCAGAGGATCGGCAAGCATTGCATAACTTTTACCACCACCTGCTGAACCACCATACAAAACTTCTCTTTCGTTTGCCGCAAGAAAAGCTGTTTGAGGACCTTCATTTGGCTTGAAGATTATATTCCGTGACTCTTCTATCGGAAGAGACTCTACTACTGTCTCTTTAACCTCTGGCTTCGGAGGTTGCTCCTGTACGGCTTTCTTCAATCTCTTTGGCTTTGTTGATCGCTTTTTCGGCATACTCTGCCCACTTGCGTAGGCTTGTAGCTTTGTTCTTACGTTGTCGTTCATTCTTTAATCGCTTCATCAATCCTACGTGAGATATTTCTCTGCCACTGTTTTTTGTAAGCCAGTTTGCTACCTCTCTGTAAGAATATTGCTTGATGTAGTCTCGTGCTTTCTCTAGCAAGTCTAGTTCTAACTTTACAGGCTGTAGTAGATCAGGATCGTTCTCGTCTACTGTGTAACCAAAAGGTATCGTTCTTGCTATGCGTGGTATCGCTACCCACTCTCGTTCTTCTTTTAAGTCTGTTGGCTGTGGTAACTTCCAACGTCCTATTGATCTATTCATCTACTTTTTCTTTTGGTGGCATAAGCATAACACCACCTGTTGCTTCTACCTGCATCTTCTCTGTTTTCACTAAACCAGTTCTATCAAGTAACTCTTTCGCTGCAGCTAGTTTGTCACGTATGCCTAGTTCTGTTGGGTCTACTAAACCACCTGCAATCGCAACAGCAGCTCGTGGTGCGTTTCTCGCCATATACTCTTGTGTGGCTTCTAGTATTTCTTCTTTAATACCTTTTACTACATCCGTTGTGCTTGATGCGTCAGCATATCCTGCCAGCTTCTTTGCAAGAACAATGTCCCCACCTGCTTCATCAAATAAAACATTTAGTAGCTTCTGTTGTTTCTCTGTTAGTTGTCTAGCCATATTAACACTTCCACCTTCTTCTTGCCTGTCGCAGTCTACTGTTTGGATTCTTTGCTGCTTTAGGAAACTGTTTCATTTGTCCTGCACTTCTTGCACAGTAAGACTTTCTTCTTGCTGCTCTAGCTTTACTTCTAGGTTTGCTCTCTGTAACTGCTGTTTTTAAATTACCACCAGTTCTTCTGTTAATTTTATTTACTGCTTCTTGGGATAATCCTGCTCCTTTGCTAGTGGGACGTTTAAGACCACTCTTAATAGTGATGCCTTTCATAACATCTGGATTTTTTCTTTTAGGTCTTCCTGCTGGTGTGTTACGTCCTGCCATAGAACATTCCTGTTTTTCTATAGTCTATTGAGCCACCTCTGGCTTTCTTTTGTATAGCACCACCTTTGTAAACACCTCCCTGTTTTTCTCGGAAACCTTGTGGATCTCTTAGGTAGTCATTGTAAAGATCTGTGCCATATATTTCATCTATCTTTTTTAACTCTTCAAGTTCTTTTTTAGTGTAGGGTTTTGAAATAACTTTTTTTTTCTTCTTTGCTTCTTTCTCTTTTTCAGCCTTATCTCTTAAATTTTCTTTGATATATTCTTTAGCTCTTTTTGCACTTTCCATTGGGTTATCCTTCTGTCAGTTGGAAGTGAGGACCATCAATAAATGGTCTACGCCCAGCACTTCTACGTAGGTCTACATAAGCGTTCATAGCTTGCTCCATAGTGCCATCCCAAGTTGTGATGTCCTTTATGTGCCATGCAGCTCCCCAACAAATTTTAGCTCCAGTTTGATTGGCAGCCATGAGCATAGCATCAGCAATGTCATCATACATCACGATGTCCCAGCTTGGCTCACTGCCATCATAGGCCATTAAATCGACAGCATGTGAGTATCCATCTTCTTGTACAAGGTGTTTTGATTTCATAGTCTGGGATCGGCCAGCTTCATACAATCTTTTTTGCTCTGCTAGAGAACGAACACCATAGATAACTCCAAAGTCCACGAGTGACACCTTTATGGCTTCTTTTACTGTATCTACTAATTTAGGGTGTACACCCTCTAGTTTACCTAAACTTCTACCACTCAGTTTAAACGCCATATTTTTTCCTATCTTTTACTGTTTTCATATATTCTTCCTGTAAAGATTTTTTTAATTTCTCTAAGTTTCGTTCTTTAATAAACTTTCGTATAGGGTCAACCATTTCATCCTTGATGACACCTGCTACCTTTTTACCTTTTTTAGCTTTCTTAGTTTTTTTAGTTTTGTCTACAGTTTTATGTTCTAAAAATTTAGCTGTCATCTGTTACACCATAACGCCTGATTTATTCTTTGATTTTGTTTCCTGTTTAGGTTTATATAAAGGCTTTATTACATGAGGTAAAAACTTAGTAGGTTGTTTTTTTGATGGCTTTTTTGTTGGCTCTTTTAATGGTCGGTCTGTACCTTCATACAAATCATATCGTAATCCTAATTGCCCTCTTTTTTGAGTATCGGTTACGGTTGTTTTTTTAGAGGATTCTGCTATCTGTTTTCTTTTTTGAGAATCAGACACAGTTGTCTTTGCACTCTGTGTTTTTAGTTTGTCTATAACCTTTGGCTTCTTTAAAGGTTTTTTTATTTTATTTTTATTATTGTTTTTTTTACCGTGGTCTGTACCCATTATTTTTTCCTCATGTTAAAAAACTTACCTGCAGATCGTGTGGCAAAGCTCGCACTTACGATAGCTCCTAAAGCTATCTGATACCACTGGGGCATACCTGCCAGTGCAGTAAACCCATCTGCTACTATGCCCCTGCCCCACTCACCCATGAAGCTCAGTACTAGAGGAATACTGAAAAGTAAAGTCAGCCATTCATCTTTCCACGAGCTTTGGGATGCCCTCATAGCAGCTAAGTCCCAGTCTATCTCACCTGTTGCTTCTTTCATACGAATAGTAGCTTCAGCCTTTTGTATAGCTGTTTTACCTTCTATATATGATGAAGCTAAACTAGATACTGAACTTATCAGTGATCCTATCATTATACGCAGTCACAATCTTCGTGGCATTTTCTATTTAGTAATGCACACCACAATCTTTTAAAATATCTTCTCATCGTTCTTCCCTCTCCATTCTTTTGGGTTCGGACTTCTCTGCTCCCATCCATATGGCGAAACTCCCAGTCATCGCCCCAGTAATTACGGATATTAGCCCTGCTTGTTGTGTGGTCAACTCTGGCTGACTCAAAGCCCATTCTATACAACGAATGTAAACTCCTGTCATCACTAGCATCATAAGTCTTGGTAGTATTCGCCATCTGTCAAGTGTCTCTGGAGTCATCTTTTTTCTTTATAACTTCTTCCACCCAATCACCATTGTCACCAGTATGCTCACAAACTTCACACTTATCATCCTCTATATGGCTTCCACATATCTCACAGGTAGGTTCATACAGCATTATACGCCAGACTTTTGTTTTGCAACACTACCAACAATAGTTTCAACAGTTTCCTCTGGGACACATATAATTTTTTCAGGAGATCTATCTCCGTACTCATCAACTAATGCTCTCATTATGGAAAAAGGATTATCTCCTACAAACTTTTGACACATGGCTGCGTTATGAAAGTGTCCATGATCTTCTGGATGTTGAAATATGAATATATCTTTAGTTCCGTCTGCATATACACCAGACATTACTGCTACTATAAACCACGCTTTAACTATCATTGTCAAAATATCCTATATTATGTAATCTTTCTATAACTTCTCGTTTTTTTAGCAACACCTTTAGGTTGTTTAACGAATTGTTTTCCTGCTGCTTTGCCTTTTCTTTTAGCTCTAGTTGTCGCTGCGTACTCTGAGGGTGATAGAGCCTTGATTGCAGCTGTTGGAAGATACCTCTCTCCAGTTTTCCCACTGGGTTTACCACTTTTTGTTCTCCATTTTTGTTTTGTCCACGATTTAAGACTTCTTTGGCTTTGTTTTAGTGCCATGTTGTCTCCTTAATTGCTCTTTTGCCTTCTTTGCAAGGGCAGCTTGCTCAGTTTTTCCTGCAACCCTAGCTCGTTGCTCAAGAACGGTGAGGATTTGTATCTTCCTCGCATAGGATTTTTTAATTTTCTTAACTTTTGCAATAGTTTCTTTTGCATCTTGTACCGTTGCGAACTTGATACTTACCGTATCTTTAGGATTTTCATCCGTATAGAGTCTACGATCACTACCTTTTGGCTTTTTACCTGTTCCTTTTTTAGGATCAGCCATTAGGAAGTGTAACCCCCACCTTTTTTCTTGTATTCAGAAGCCAATAACTGAGCTTTTCTAGCACTCCACTGTCCGGGATTACCACCTTTTGACCCTGCTTTGATTCTGTTGAACAGATTCTTTCGCATTGAGGGTTTTGTGTAGTTACCTGCCTTGTTTACAGTGCTACCTTTGCTCAGTTTTAGTGTAGATAAAGTCTTTGCTTGTTTAGAGTGTAGCTTAGACGCTTTCTTTAAACCTTTTACAACTTTATTTACCTTGGCTTTGTTTGCTGGAGATTTAACCATAGCTAGATCTTTACAAGTTTGTAGCCTAACTTCTTAGCTTCTGCTCGTAATTTAGCAAGAGTCATTTTGCTTCCAGCTTTTCCACCTTTAGCCATGCCCTTTTTTTTCATGGTTGCACCACCGTAAGCGTAGCCCTTCTTCTTCATACCAGCACCACCACGAGCCATGCCCTTCTTTTTCATCATAGAAGCTCCACCTCGTGCCATACCTTTTTTCTTCATTTTAGTTCTAGTCATTGCCATTGTTTTGATCCTCCTCTTTGGCGTACAGATTGTTGAACACTCTGCCTGTATCCCAGACGTATTCAAACTCCTGTTTAGAATGGAACACCCTTTGACTTGGTAAGAAGTCTGGTGATCCTGTCCCTGTTTCAAACCACGCAGGGTGTGTTACTCGTACTCTGTTATTAGGCAACGCAACAATGTTGCCTGTATATTCCCCTGCGTTCATTAGCTCAAGAACGTGGCTCTGTTTATGTTGAGCAGGATCATCGGCTATTTCACTGTTGGTATAGTCTACAGTAAAATAATATTTGGCAGGAAAAAACTCTCCGTCTACTTTAGCAATCCAAGGTGCTGGAGTTGCTCTGTTGATTACATAGACACTGTGATCGTGCGACATGCAATCCCAAGGCTGTGCAATATACGGTGGTAACTCTTTTGCCCAGTCATCTACTGGTGTGTCACCGACCAGTGCTGTTATAGGCATCCTCGCCCACATTGCACCACCATGTATGTTCTCTTCATCGTCATCGTCAGCTTCGTAGCCAGTGAAGATTACTTGAAAGCTGAGACATCTGTTCGGCATTGTCGTTACGGCCACAACCATAGCGTGTAAAAACTCGCCATGATATTTTTGAAAATTTGTTGTATACTCTCTTCGTACCCACGCTTTGAAGTAGGGTACATTACTTTGTAAATAAGACACTCGTTACTTTCTCCTCGGTTTCCTCGCAGGTTGCCGTGACATATTTTTTTTGGCAGAGACAACACGTAGGTTAGAACGTCTGTTGTCGGTAGGACGCATGTTCTTGTGGTCAACTTGCTTTTTATCGCCTACCTTTACTTTGCCTTCGTTCATTAGGATTCTTCTCGCCCTGTTTCTCGCAGCACGAGCTTTTCTCCTTTTGGGTAATCCATCGTAGGTTGCGTATTCCTTTTTATAGTTACGCACTTACTTCTTCTTCTTTTTGGCTGCACCACCTTTGTTCATGTAGCCCATTTTATTTCTCACAGGAGTTGGCAACTTCTTGAGTCCCACCTGACCTGCTGTTGGCTTCTTGAGTGCAGCAGTTCCGATGCTGGCCTTTAGAACACCACCTTTGGCTTTCTTAACCATATGCTTCTCCATAGCTGCTCCCATTCTTTTATCAAACTCAGCTTTTGATATTTTACCTGCATCTCTTAACTTGATTAGTCTTACAGCTGCTGTATATAGGGGATTAACGTCACTCTTTTCTTTTGCCATTTGTATCTTCCTCTTGTAACCATCCTTCGGCTATCATAGCAGCTTCAATGCGCTGCAGGGAGTAGGAT